ATAACAGTAGGGGTATTGTGTGTTGCCGTACACTAGCTCTGGTTGACTCTTGTGAGACTCAATCCATTCCTTTGCAGCCTTAATGTTATGAAATTGTGTAGGTAGTACATGACTGCCATCAAGCGTCTTGTATCCTGTCTCTTGTTGTACAGGGGAAAACAGAGTAGGCGAATACTTCACCTTTGAATTCATGCGTTGACCATTCTTGACCTCACGCACCAATAGACTGTTTCCCCATTGCATTACATTTGTATAAAAATTCATATAAGTATACTACACCCTTTTTACAGTAAAGTCAATACCCAATCTCTTTTTATCGGACATTATTTTAGACGCATGGTGAGTGATACGTGGATCAAATACTATAAACGTACATGGTACGCATGGTATTGCTACATCTCCATGCTGGAATAGACCACCATCCTGAGAACCCCAATCGCTGTTGAGTACACCAAATATCTTTATATAATCAGTCTCATTGACATGATCTGTATGTGGATTGTCTAACCTATGGCGATCCTTGAGTCCGATACCACAGTATGACACATCAGGAACAAACAAGTCTTGCCGAATACCATACAGGTGTATCAGCAATCCCATCGCAAGACCAGCGAGAAGAGGTTGCTTAACCTCATTCTCTATGATATCCATCTTTAGATGTTTATCAGTACTATTATTAGGATATCTCATATGCCATGTATCAGCCTGCATTGCATGATGCTTGAGTGTATCAAGATAGAATGGAGTACATGCGTTCTCAATCACTTCCAACATCTTCGGACTCCTCTACTTCTTCTGATTGACCATACTTAAATTCTTTGGCAGCTGCTTCATCCAACTTCTTCATGATATCTTCAGTGAAATAAGTATTAGGATCACTCAGTATCGCTTTACCAAAATGTTTACTTCCATCAGGTAGTTCATAACGTGTTGATACCTTCTTGAATACACCATACTTCTCAGCAAGTTCTAGTAGACCATAGTAACGATCTAATCCCTTGTCATATGTGAGTCGTACATCAACCATCTTATTCTCTATAGTCAATCGTGACTTATGGTTCTTACAGTGAATGATATTACCAATAACCTCAGTACCATCCTTCTCTTTCTTCTTACTCAGATAGATAATAGATGATGCAGCATACTTGAGTCCAGAACCACCACCCATCTCCTTAGTGGAGAATAGACCCATACTCTCGTATGTGTGATTAGTGACAACCATAGGAACCTTTGCCCTACCAAGTTTAAGAGTTAACACCCTAAATGCAGCCTTGAGTACTTGGGCTCGTGTCATGTCACGTGTCTCTTTACCATCAGTTGTGTCCTCTATTTCTTTCGTAGTGGACAACATACCAAGTGAGTCAAGACACAGAAACAGAGGTTTACGTTCTGATTCATCCTGTGCAAGATAGGTGTCTAGTATCTGTAGTGTTTGATGACGAAACTCTTGAACTGTGGTGACAGGCACTACATATAGTCTTCCAGAATCAATACCACGATCCTCAACCATACTCTTAGTAATAGCACTTTCTGATTCAAAATATATCACGCCTGCATCTGGATTAGTGTCCAGAAAATTCTTGACTATACCCATCAGGAAGTATGTTTTACCAGTTGCGCTCTCGCCTGCAATAGCAGTAATTTTGTTTGATGGCATCCCACCATAAACAGAACCACTCAATAGTGCATTGAAGATGTATGAACCAGTGTCAATGAAACTATCCACATCTCCTGCCTCCACACCATCACTCGCAAGTGATGCGTATTCATTATCAATCTCTTTCATTATTTTATTTAGAAAATCAGTCATATTTACTCCTTCATATTTTCCGTGGGGGCATACTGGAAATGTCACCCTTCCAACAAAATCCTTCTGTGGCTCTATAGTTCCACATTATAATTGGTAATAGTTCTTTGCATGTACCCATAGACATTGCACCATATGTATTCTGTACATCTATCGTTACCGTTGAACCTAGTATTTGCATTGTTATAAGAATTACAATCATGACTTATCAACTTTTTGCAAATAATCATAACACTCATCATAAGAATTAACTGTAGTGCCAAATTTCTTATTCTTTTCTTTTGCAGCTTTAAATTCATGAAATGTGTAGTAAGTGGCAAAAATGAATAGAATGTGACCGATAACCAATCCACCCCACCCATATGACATTGAGCTCACTGTTTCAAATGTCCACACGGTGAACACTGTTGACCACATCGTAGATAGTGTGATCAATAGGTTCATACGAACAGACTTTGGTACAGATCGAAGATCGTTACTTTTGTCATCAAACAGAATAGAACCAGCATCAAACATCTTCCAACTGACCTCACTCCACATAAATCTATAATCAATCATACCTTGAACCCACCAAAATTTGTATTATCAAATACTGGTTCACTAAACGCCTCTGGTACATCGCCGGATTGATTTGCATCCTGTAGTGTGTCCTGTTCACTTAACTTAACATCAAAGAGCCGCATCTTTGCACGATCAATACCAATCACAAATCTTTTATTTACAGTAGGATCATTATACCGATTCTTCAACTGTTTAACTGCGATCTGATTTAGAGCATCAAGCTCTTCGTTACTAATGAGCGCAAACATGAGGTCAGCCGTAGCAGGCAGACCAAAACTCTCACTCGTATCTTCAAGGCCAACGTCACTATTTGAAAATCCTGATCGAGTGGTCTGTGTTGCAGACATAATCGGGACGTTTGTCTCAACAGCGAGCCCCCTAAGTTCCTCTGCAATCGACTTAACCATAGTATATGAGTTGACATTGGTGACTCCCTTAATTCTAGATGACGTACATATATTCAGATAGTCGATGAATATGATATCTGGTTTGAAACTCTTCTTGATTGCAAGTTCCTTGATCAGTCCACGAAAATGATTAGAGTGAGCTGATGCAGTAGGATATTCTTTGACAATGAGTTGTCCAGTGGTATTCTTGATGATCTTATCTATCTTACGTTCAAACATCTGTTTAGGTAGGTCATGTAAGTCCTCCATAGAAACATTCATCAGATTCGCATCGATACGTTCTGCAATGCGTTCCTCTGCCATCTCTAGTGTGATATAAAGTACATTCTTACCTTGATTCATACAGTTAGCAGCAACATGACACATGAACAGCGACTTACCGACACCTGTACCAGCAAGTGCAATGTTCAGAGTCTTAGGTGGTAGTCCACCCTTGGTTATCTTGTTAAAGAACTCCAGATCAAATGGTATCTTCTCTTCTACGGTATGGTAATATTCATATCGTTCTGCACTATCAAGTAAGTAATCGTGCCCCACCCTATTATCAAAACCCACAGCCAGAGCGGTGGTGAGAATAGATGGTATTGCATCTGCACCTCTATTTTTATCTTTTCCATCGATGATAGAAATACCTTCAACAATCGCATTATATACTGCCTTATCTTTACAGAATTTCTCTGTCGTTTCAATTAACCATTCTGCATTAACATCAGTGTCTACAGATAGTTCCTTCACGACTGTTAACACCCTCTTGATGTCATCCTCATTGAGATCACGCCGTGTGTCAATCTCAATCTCCAATGTGTCCTTTGTGGGGAGCGCATTGTATCTCTCTACGAACTTTTGTATCTCTTCAAAGACAGTGCGTTCTGTCCTATCACCAAAATACACACTCTTCATATGAGGCATCACTTTACGTGCGTAGTCCTCATTAGTGAGAAGTTGTCCAAGTGTAGTTCGTTCTATAGTTTGTGTCATATATTTTTGGCTCTTGTAGTTCCAGCAAATAGGTTATGTATACTTACATTTCCCTTTTCTATTTGATCGTCTATAATATCCACGAGAATATCACCAGCTAAATTGTTAAATTCTTCATTAAACCATTCTATTGGAAGACTATTATTATCTACTATATCATAGTGAAACTTTAATGGCAAGTTACTTTTACCTTTCATTTCATCTGGGTTGGGTATAGATACATTGCTGTACTTAAAAACTACACCTTGATACTCTCCACCTCGTATACCAATACATTGAGTTTCCTCTTTATTATTAGATACAAAGGTATATCTTTCTTTAATGTTATTTTCCATATAATAAATTCTCCTTATAAGTATCGTAAATATATTGTTTATTGTCTTTAATCATAGCATCAAAAGAATCTGCATCGTCTTGACTGCTGAATGGTTTATGTATGTCTTTCCACTCTAGAGTTGGATTAGTGACTTTTAAGTTCATACAAGCCATACTATTTTGTGCAGATTTTGACCATGTAAAATATGGCCGGTGATCTACAAATCTTTTTAGAACATCTTCTGCATATAGGTTGGCCTCTTTATTAGTCCAATGTTCATTTACCCAACCGCCATCAGGTGTTTCTTTGTATCCATACTTCTCTTTGTTTAAATCAAATTCACTAAAAAATGTCTTAGAGGTATGGCCTGATTTAATAATATAGTCTGGTGTTAATGCAAGTCTATTGCATGATATGGTATCAAGGGCAGTTTCTCCCTCGATCAATAACTTAGTCCATTCATCAGCGGTTTCTCTTGTCTCATGTGGTAGTCCTATTATAAAACTGCCATGTAGAGTCGAGTCTACACCCCATGCATCCTTTGCACGTTGTAATGTATCAAGTATCTTACCTCTTCCTAATCCTTTACCTATTGCCTTTGCAGATGGATCGTATAGACTTTCTATACCAAAGAAACATGCTTTGAGTCCCATTTGAGCTAGTAGTTCTATCTGTTCTGGAAATTTTTGTAACAGTTCTACACGAATGTACGCCCAGAAGTTCATATCTACCCCTGTTCTCTCTACGGCACGTAAGAGTCTCTCTACCTTATCTGTTGTCTCATTGAAGGTATCATCTGTCAACATATAACTCGCAGTAGAAAAATTCTCATAGTTATACATGAGCTCACTATAGATGCTCTCTTCACTCCGAATATAATCCTCACTAGGTTTTCTTCCTATAAGCGGATATGTGCAGAACTTACACTTGAACCTACATCCTCTGGATATTGCAAGGGGAAAGACCTCATGTTGTAATATATTATCCTCTTTATCAAAAACATTCTTCTGGTTATGAAAGTCAAATATAGGGGAGGCAACGTCTTCTATGATAGGGGGGTTCTCTATACCTTGTTCCACATTACGCACAAAAGTCAATATACTGTCCTCACCCAAACCACGAATCCAACAATCCAACTCTTCCTCAAATTCTTCATAGAAGGTATATGTCTGGAGGCCTTGGCCACCAAGAACAAGTTTAACATGGGGATGCATCAGGTGTACACGACCTATCAATTCTTTCATGTAGACTAAACAATCTTCTTTTTTCAGGCCCTTCTTTAAGTTTTTTGGAGAACTATAAAACGGTTCTCCAAAATACCTACTGAATGTACTACTAAAACCTACAAATATAGTTTCAGGCCCTATCATGGATTCTACTAGACTTATTAACTCTTTACCATGATTTTCCCATAACCATGATTGATGGTCTATAACCTTAACAGTATATCCATGATCCCTCAAGTGTGCCGCTATACTATATGCGCCATGTGTTCTGATAGGTATGAAGTAATCTGATATATCAGTAAATATTATTACGTTATACTTCATCACACCATCACCAAATGTGTTCTATCTGGGCCCGCATTGACAAATGTATGTGGTTGTGTAGTGTCCACCTCATACAGATAACCATCTGCTGGTATATGAAAAAACTCTTTATGTTCTGGCCAAAAAAAGTATGCGTTGGGATGTGTGTCTATTGCAAGGTGGAGCCGGGGGGTCTTGTCTTGATGCACACTATATGTGCTATGCATTACCATAGTCAAGAACCTTGCACGAAAATGTCCTTCAATAATATCTTTAAAGATTGTATCCTTGAATACAGGATTTAACTGTGAATACCCTTGTTCCTCACGATCAGGAAAGCGACTCATACTACCGCACCCATTTGTGTATGGATACGAATCTACATAACCATCAATGTAGTTCATCTTATCTGCATACGACTGTAGACACAGCTGTGACCCACCGCCTTCAGATTCATACCACTCTGGAAAAGATAAGTTATCAAACTCCCATTTCACGTGATCTATATCATATTGTATATCTGTTCGTCTGTACATATAGCCTATATCAAAAAGCAAAATAGTAAAAATAAAAAAAACTCTACCATAAAGTTAAACTCCGAAACTTTCGCCGCAACCGCAACTGCTGGTACTGGTGGGATTTTTAACAGTTAAGAAACTTCCACCCAATTCGGTAATGTAATCTATCTCGCTACCCAGCACATACATTTCTGCTAATGAATCCACTACTAACACGCCATCAATAGGGTCTGACCATTTGAACTTATCCATCCCAAGATCATTTCTTAGACCCCAGATATACTGAAAACCAGAACAGCCCCCACCTTTTACGCCGAGGGTTACATAGTCGCCATATATTATGACGCTCTTCATATATTTTTTTGCTTCTTCTGTAAGAGTTACCATATCAATATTTATGATAATCGTTTTGCTTGTCTTAAAAGATATGCAAGAACATTATCCCAATATTGTATCGCCCAATCCGATTTAGAGTTAGCTCTCGCTGTCGCAGCATTCTCTATCTTCTGATCTGTTAAGTCTATCAAGTTCTTCGTACTCCTTAATTCTATCAATCATATTTATAAAAACTTCAAACATCTCTTTCATCTTAGATGTCTCATCTGCCTTGGGGATACACAATGATTTGATTGATGCATCCTGTGCTGAGATTGCAGCCCTTGCTTTGAGACAAGAGTCCATGTCAGGCATCTCCGTATTGATACCCAGACTCGCAACTATTAACATAGCTTTAATCATTATGCAACTTCCCTTAAAAACA